GGCACTTCGATGGCGGACGAAATCAAAGCACCGTGTGGAACATCTCGGCCCGCGAGGGGCGTGGTTTGGGACACGGAACACAAAAGCCAATTGAGTGCATGAAGCGTCCGATAGAAAACAATTCCAATCCCGGTCAGGCCGTTTATGACCCGTTTTGCGGAACCGGAACGACACTAATCGCGGCCGAAATGACCGGCCGCATTTGTTTTGCCATTGAAATCGACCCGAAATACTGCGACGTGATTGTAAAGAGGTGGGAGGATTTTACTGGCGAAAAGGCGATTCTGGAGTAAGGGGGTGATCTTTCTGTGCCGACTCCGCGACATGTACCGACGGAAAAAAACCGGGGCGAGGTGGAGGCCCTCGCCGGGTACGGGGTCCGCCAGGACGAGATTGCCCTCTACATTGGCGTGACGGAGCCCACCCTCAGAAAGTATTACAAAAAGGAATTAAAAATCGGGAAGGTCAAGGCGAACGCGGCGGTTGCCCGGGCCCTGTTCCGGCACGGGGTCGAGGAGGGGAATATCACCGCGTTGATCTTCTGGCTCAAGGCACAGGCCGGATGGTCAGAAAAGGTCAGGGTTGAGGTCCCGGCGGATGATCCCCTTGAGCGGATCATCGCCGCCATCGGGAATAAGGTCAGGCGTGATTCCAATGAGGAATAGAGAAATTCGGCTTGAGTATCTCTTTACCCCCCGGCAGATGGAGGCCCTCGCGCTCGATAGCCGGTATAACATCTTCGAGGGCTCGGTCCGCTCCGGCAAAACCTACGCCTCCCTGTGGTGGTGGTGCCTTTTCGTCCGGTGCGGAGCTCCGGAGAAGGGCGAATTGTTGATGATCGGGCGGACGGAGCGCACCCTCGAACGAAACGTCCTCAATCCCATGCTCGATATTTTCGGTTCGGCGCGAATACGCTATTCTCGCGGCCTCGGCGAAGGGGAATTCCTTGGCCGCCGGTTCTATTACGTCGGCGCGAACGACGAACGGAGTCAGGAGAAGATCCGGGGCATGACGGTTGCCGGGGCCTACGGCGACGAAATTACCCTCTGGCCGGAATCGTTCTGGGAAATGCTCCGCTCCCGGCTTTCTCCCCGGGGGGCCCGGTTCATCGGGACGACGAACCCGGACAGCCCGTTCCATTGGCTCAAGGTCCGGACCCTCGACCGGCGGGATGAACTGAATCTTTCAACGATCCAGTTCCACCTCGACGATAATACGTTTCTCGATCCGGAATTCGTCGCCGACCTGAAGCGGGAATATACCGGCCTCTGGTTCCGACGTTTTATCACCGGGGAATGGTGTCAGGCCGAGGGCGCGGTCTATGACGTATGGGATCAGGATATTCACGTTCAGGAGGATCCGATCCGGGGGAGCTTTACCCGGGACATCGCCATCGACTACGGGACCAGCAACCCGACGGTATTCCTCGAATGCCGCCACGGCGGCGGGCGGTTCCACGTCGCCCGGGAATACGTCTGGGACAGCCGGACGGAGGCGCGGCAAAAGACGGACAAGGAATACGCGGACGATCTCGCCGCCTTCCTCGGGCGGGATTCCTACCGGTGGGTGGTCGTCGATCCGTCGGCGGCCTCGTTTATCGCGGAACTGAAATCCCGGAGGTTCCGGGTCAAGCCCGCCAACAACGATGTGCTCGACGGGATCCGGGAGGTGGCGAAGCGGCTCGCCTCCGGAGCCCTGACCATCGCCCCGGGGTGCGGGTGGACCCGGAGGGAATTCTCGTCCTACGTGTGGGATCCCAAGGCCCAACGGACGGGCGAGGACCGCCCCTTGAAGGAAAACGACCACGCGCTCGACGCGCTCCGCTACTGGATTTTTACCCTATTCAAGACGGGCCCGGCCCCCGGGCATGGAGTCGGCCGCCCGGCGGGAATGTGAGGAGGAGAACTGTATGGAGAAATGGACTCATTTTCCGCCGACAGACGAGGACGGGGAGCGGCTGAAAACCTACTCCGTATTTCGCAAGCTCATGCTTGGGCGGCACGGCGAGGTCTACGAGGCGATCAAGCACTATCTTCCGGACGGAACGGGAATACGGCACCTCGCCTACGTCGCCACCAATTTTGCCGGGATTATCTCGAAGCTCTCGGCGGACCTCCTGTTCGGCGAGGCCCCGATGATCACGGTGGAAAAAGGTCAGGAGGCCCTCGACGAGATTATCCGCGAGAACGATCTCCAGACCCTCTGCCACACGATGGCCCTCTCCGCCTCGTACCGGGGCGATTGTGTTTTCAAGGCCCGTTACGGCAAGGCCCGGAACTGGGACGGCTCCCCGCGTCCGATCATCGAGGCGGTCCCGTCCGCCTATTTCTTCCCGGAGGTTGATCCGAACAATATTATGGGAATGACCGAGGCGGTTATCGCGTGGCCCCGGCAGGTCGGCTCGGAGCTCTATCTCCGCCGGGAGATCCACCAGCCGGGGCGGATCATCAACGAGCTGTACCGGCTGGACTCGGAAAATACCCTCGGGGCCCAGGTTCCCCTGTCGTACCTTGAGGAATACGCGGGGATTTCGGAGTATGAGGAAACCGGGTTTCCCGGGCTCTTGGTCGAGTACATCCCGAACTGGCGGCTCGACGACTGCTTCTGGGGGATCTCCGACTATTTCGACATCCTCTCCCTTCAGGAGGAGCTGAACAACCGGATCACGAAGATCCGGAGGATCCTTGACCGGCATTCGGAGCCGAAGCTCCTCCTCCCGCCCGGGATCATGCAATATGATGAGCGGCTTCAGCGGTGGTACGTCGAAAAGGAGGATCTCGAGGCCATGGAGGTCGATCCGGAACAGGCCGGGGATCTCCCGAAATACCTGACGTGGGAGGCGCAACTGGCGGCGTGCTTCAGCGAGATCGATAAACTTCTCGATCTCCTCTGTATGGTCACGGAGACGGCCCCGGTGGCAATCGGGATCCCGAACCGGGACGGCGGCGGCGCGGAGTCCGGGAAGGCCCTCCGGTTTCGCCTTATGCGAACCCTCGGAAAGATCTCCCGGAAAGAGCGATTTTTCGATCAGGGATTAAAGAATATCCTTTTCGCCGCTCAGTCGCTCAACGCGATCTACGGCTCCGGCCCCGCTCCGGAAGAGGTTGCAATCGAGTGGAAGGACGGACTGCCGGACGATCCCCAGGAGACGGCGGAGGTGATCAACTCCCGGGTCAGCATGAAAACGATGTCCCTCCGCCGGGCCCTTCTCTGGGAAGGGCTCCGGGGGGAGGCCCTTGAGGCGGAGATCGAGGAGATTGAAGAGGCCTCAAAATCCGAAACCGTCGTGCCGCCCCCGGATCAGGGGGTAACGGTCCCGGAGGAGGATGAGGAGGAGGGCGAGGAGATTGCCGACGAAGACGAGGACGAAGAGGGCGAATGAACGGGCCCTGATCACGTTTTTCGAGGAACAGGACCGGAAGATCGTCGGGATTATGACCAAAATGCTCCTCGCCGTCGGAAATACGGACCGGCCCACGATTAAAATGCTCGACAACTACCGGGCCCAGATCCGGGAGATCCTCAAGGATCTTCATGAGGGCGGCGGGAAGATTACCGATTCCCTCGTCCGGACGGCCTACGGTCAGGGAGTCGAGGCCGCCGACGCGGATCTTCGGGCCCACGGTATCGACATCATCACGAACCCGGGGATTATCCATGAACGAACGGCCCGCGTCCTCTCCGAGGCGATCTCCTCCCGGCTCGAAGATGTCTCCGGGGTGATCGGGCGGAGGGTAGACGATATTTTCCGGACCGTCCAACTCGAGGCCGCCACCGGCTCCGCCCTGGGGTATCAGACGGTCAAGGACGCGGCCCGGACCCTCCGGAGCGATCTCGTCGAAAAGGGGATCACCTCCTTCCGGGATGCCGCCGGTCGGAACTGGGATCTGGCGACATACGCGGAGATGGCCGCGATCACGGTGACGACGGAGGCCCGGAACCGGGGCACGTGGAATGAGTTCGCGGCCCACGGCGAGGATCTGGTCATCGTCTCGACCCACCCGATGAGCTGCCCGAAGTGCGCTCCGTGGCAGGGGGTCGTCCTGTCGATCTCCGGATCTACTCCCGGATACGCCACCCTTCAGGACGCGGAGGGAGACGGGCTGTTCCATCCCCGGTGCCGCCACGCCACCGCCTTATACATCCCCGAGGAGGGGAAGGCCGGAAAGGGCGAAAAGGAAGAGAAGGCCGGAAAGACCGGAAAGGCCAAGAAGACCGAAAAGACCGAGAAGACCAAAAAGACCGAAAAGACCAAGAAGGGCGAGAAGAAAAAAATCGAGACGGCCCCTACTCCTCCGGAACCGAAGGCCCCGCCGAAGGCGGAGCCGGAAGCTGCTGCCGCATTGACCCCGGACAAATTCGTCGCCGCGTTGAGGCCTTCTCCGGAATTTATGAAACAATTACGGGATACCGTGGAATTTCAGCTTAATACCGGCCCGGTGGATCAAGTGGAGAAGGTCGAGCGGGAAGGAAAGCGGCTTCAGGCTGAACTGCAAAAACTTCTTCCGTCGGACAAGACCCGGGTGGGGTCCCTCGTTGATGAAGATGATTTTCGGTCCATCCTCCGGGACGGGCGGCAGAAATCTCAGTTCGAGATCGGGCATTCGGGTGGATACTACAACCCGTCAGTCCGGGCCCGATTTGAGAAGGGCCTGTTCCAATACCCGGAGAATATGAACAAGGCCGACAGACCGACTTACGGGCTCCTTCTCGATTCTTCCAAATTGTCGCCACGGGGGTATAATGGAGGGCAGTACGGTGAGGTGCTGATCGTTTACAAGAACGAGGTCAAGCGGTTTGCCACGTTTACGGTCGGAGACGCGCTGGATAATAATTTACATG